ATATAATATTATAATATATAGATATAATAATATTATTATAGAATACAATGCATGTTATAGATATAAATAATTATAATGAAAACATTAAACCCGCATTCCCTGATTGAAAAGATAGTATATTATATTTTTCTTCCATGACATGAAGATCAAATGCGTAATCAAATAGATTCCATACATTTTTTCTATATGTTATTTCTTGATATGATACATTAACGCCGTTTTCATTTTTCCATCGAGTAACACATGTTTGTGAATTCGAATCATTAACTGCCTCACTATTAATATTTGGTTCGAATATTTCAAATTCAAATTCTATCTTATTGAATTTGCTCATATTAATTGCACCACTAGGTTGTATTTCACTTGGATTTGTATTTAAGCAAAAATTATAACAATACAAATGTTCATTACTGTTACCGAAAGATCGACTATATTTTTCTATATAATTATAAATACCAGAATCCAATACATTTTCCCTGTATTTACCGTTTAATAATATACCAAATCGGTTCATAATTTCCTTATTATTATATATAGAATATTTTGGCGTGACAGCTAAACCACTAAATGCCGATGTTCCAGTAGCTGATATTCTTGAGAATGCATCTTGAAATGGGTTTAATTGTAGATTGCTACCAGATACACTAGCTGTTGTCAATTCGTTATATTCATCTTGTGTTTTCAATGAATATGGTATATAATTATATGGCCAATTACTATAATTTGTCCATTCATTTCTTAAATGTGCATCATTTCTTCTAAAAAACCACATCCAATTAGATACTAATCCATGTGATTTCAATTCTACTTTATTAGTACCAGTAATATTAAAAAATTTGTATTCATTTATATTTTTTATTAAATATTTTTGTTCTTTCAATGCAAAAAGATTAATTTCATCTTCTGACAAAAAACAATAATTACATATAAGATGGATGTCAGTATTCCATATATTTCTTTTATCGGGATAATTATCTAATTTTACATCAGTTGGGGGTTGAATAAATTTATAAAATTCTGTGTTGTTAACAGAAGTATTTGGTGAAACATATGGATAATTTCTATCAGTGTCATTAACATCTCTTATCTTATATAATGAGCGTATGGACTTCATTTTAACATCAATGTGTAATTCATTATATTGAAGGCTTATTAAAGGAAATGCCATCTTACTAGACAATGAAAACCAAGAATTAATAGGTATATATAGTTTTCTACCACGAATAGATGGGTCTGGTCCAGGACCATCTTTATACACACCTGCATTTGGATATTGATTCATTCTATCAAATGCATTACCTGGATCATTTAATTCATGTGTATTCCCTGTCATTTTATAAAATAAATTTTTTTTAGTCTCACTGAAATCTCTTTCTACTAAATTATATAAATAATCACCGCTATATTTTTGAATAATCTGTCTTCCAACAGATATAACAATCTCATCAATCATTTGACAACCAAGATTTTCAATCCATTTGAATTCATATGGACGCCACTCATTGTTATGGGATATATCATCTTCTGAGTCAACCTTTTTACCATTCCACTTATCAGGTGGAACTATTGGACTCCAAATTGTTGGTAAGTTAACAACCAAATAAGTGTCCATTAATAATTCAGCATACCTTGGTATTTTGAAATTAAAAGTAGTCGGTGTATCAAAATTAAGTATTTTTTGACCATCATAGTCAACTCTTATTTTTTGCATACCAAAATTCGTATATTTTGAATACGTAGTAGTAAAAAAAGTTTTAGATGGGTTTCCATTTAATATTATATTTTGATTTCCGTTTGCAACTATATTTAGTAATCCACCTGGCATATATATTTTATAATAATATTTTATTTAATATAAAGTAGATAATATTATATTTTAATATAATATATATGATAGACAAATTAAAAGATTTATATACAAATGCTCTACAGAATAGTGATACAACCATACAGTATATTTTATATCTTATAATATTTGTATTAATAGTTATTATAATAATGTTTGCAAAAAATACATTAAATATGAAAGACAATAATTGTAATAAATTAAATAAAATATATACAAATTTTCCAACAATTTCACCGATTGGCTCCAATGCATCCGTTCTAAATAATTCACTTCGTGATTTTTATATAAAAACGGCATACAATTGTTGTTCACCTGGTTATTTTAAAAATAGCTTTGTTGATTTGTGTGCTTTAAAAAAAATAATACAACAAGGAGCTAGATGTTTGGATTTTGAGATTTATTCTGTTGACGATGAACCAGTTATAGCCACATCTACTGAATCTGAATTTGATATTAAAGAAACCTATAATAGTGTTCATTTTTCAAAAGCAATGGGTATGGTACGTGACTATGCATTTTCATTTGCAACTTGTCCAAATCCAACAGACCCTTTAATATTGCATTTTCGAATTAAAAGTAATAATAAAGCAATTTATAAAAAAATGGCAAGGTCAATTCAAAAATATTTAGAGTCTTATGTTTTAGATAAGGACTATAGTTATGAATCAGATGGACATAATTTATCTGCATTACCTATTAAGAACTTTTTAAATAAGGTAATTATTGTTGTAGATAAATCAAACCCTTTATTTGAAGATACTGAATTAAATGAATTTGTTAATTTTAGTAGTAATGCTGTATTTATGCGTTCTTTAAGAACCGATGATGTAATATATACCCATGATATGGATGAATTGATTAATTATAATAAGAAAAATATGTCTATTGTATTACCCAATGTAGATTATAAAGATAATAATCCAGATTCATCAACGGTTATGAAATTCGGCTGTCAAATGATTGGTATGTCCTTTCAAAATTTTGATGCAAATATGGAATTTTATGATTTATTTTTCGATAAAGAAGGTTATGCATTTGTATTAAAACCTGATCCATTAAGATATATACCAACGACAATTGATATGCCGAAATCACCATCTAAAAATATTTCATATGGTACAAGAAAAATTAAATCCGATTATTACAATTTCGATATATAATATATATAAAATTTAATATTTATTTTATATATATGCCTATATCTTTGCAAGAAAAAGAATTAGAAATATTAAGAATGGCCGTCGACGAAGCCGAAAAAAATCAAGGTAATGAAATAGTGAATACCCCAGAGGTTAAACACATTATCGAAATTGTAGAAGAATTTTTGAAAAAAAAGAGGTTGATGTGTTATGGTGGTACGGCGATTAACAATATATTACCTGAAGAAGACCAATTCTATGATAAAAGTATTGAAATTCCTGATTATGATTTTTATTCACCGGATGCATTGGGTGATGCAAAAAAATTAGCAGATCTATATTATAAAAAAGGATACCAAGAAGTTGAAGCAAAAGCAGGACAACACGAAGGAACATTTAAGGTATTTGTTAATTTTATACCAGTTGCTGATATTACTCAAATGGATCAAACACTATATAACCGTGTTAAAAAACATGGCATTGCGGTCGATGGTATTGTATATACTCCTCCAAATTTTTTAAGAATGTCAATGTTTTTGGAATTATCACGTCCAGCTGGAAATGTTGGACGATGGGAAAAAGTGTTGAAGCGATTGTTATTACTTAATAAAAATTATCCATTAAAAGGAGTAAAATGTGATAAACAAGAGTTTCAACGTTCATTCGAAAAAAAAACAAAAAATGAAGATGATATTTATTTGACAGTTCGCGATTCATTTATTGACCAAGGTGTAGTTTTTTTTGGTGGATTTGCAAACACATTATATAGTAAGTATATGCCTAGTAAGATGAAGAAAAAAATGGAAAAAATCCCGGATTTTGATATTATATCATTGGACCCAGACAAAACGGCAACTATTTTAAAAGAACGGTTGAATGATAATGGTATTGAAAATGTTAAAGTTAAAAAACATAAAGAGGTTGATGAAATAATACCTGAACATTATGAGGTGATAGTGGGAAAGGAAACAATATGTTTCATATACAAGACAACAGCTTGTTATAGTTATAATACTATTGATATTAATAATAGAAAGGCTAAGGTTGCATCCATTGATACCATGATGAGTTTTTATTTGGCATTTGTTTATGCAAATAAACCATATTATGATGAAGAACGTATTTTGTGCATGTCTCAATATTTATTTGATGTGCAGAAAAAAAATCGATTGGAGCAGAAGGGATTGTTAAAACGTTTTAGTACGCAATGTTATGGTAAACAGGCAACCAAAGAGTCTATGCGTGCTGAAAAAGCTGACAAATACAAGAAATTAAAAGAGAAAAGGGGAACGAAAGAATACGACAAGGTATTTTTGCGTTATGTTCCAAAAGAAATAGAGGAAAAAAAAGTCAAAAGAGTCAAAAAGGGAAAAAGTGTCAAAGGTATAATGAAAAAGACCAAAAAAAGGGGGCGTAGAGCACATAAAAAGACAAAAAGACGTGTAAAGTTTCTTGGTATTTTGTAATTCAATATTATTTTTTTATAATTATTATAATTATAAAAAAATTAAAACTCATAAACCTCATAAAAAAACTTTAAAAAAAAATTGAAATGAAAATACTAATTATAGTAATTAATATAAATTAAATGAAATTAGTATTAAAAAATATGAATAAAATGTATTATAAAGGTTCGCTATTTAATCCACATAATAAGAGTTATTATGGATATAGGATTGATTTATTGAAGAGTGCTCTTCAGAAATATTTAAGGAGAAAGGAATTAGATAAAATGGTTTGGTGTATTACTGAATTGTATTTGTTTAAGTTTGCTGATGAGAGGGCTATGGGTGTTATTAGTAATACCTTAAATAGAGTGAAGATATTTTTAGATGAAGAAATGTGTTTTGATGATTGGGAAAGATATTTGGAAGTAATGAGATTGATTGAATTGTTTGATGAGAAAAATAGAGAAGGATTAGATATTTTAATTAAAATATGTAAAATTTTAGTAGATTGTAATATGATTAGATTAAATAATGATGTTAAATGTTATTATAATTTAATGGTAGATAAAAAGGGATTGAAAATTTGTGATAGTAATTATGATGAAAAAAAAATTTTAAAATATATGAAAAAAGAAGATGATAAAAAATGTTTAGAATTATTTGGTAGATTTGTAGATTTATTTGAGAAAGGTAGTGAAGATTGTTGTTATTATGCCCTTAAATTATTGAAAATGGAGGAAAAAGATAAAATAAAGGTTGGAAAAAGGATTCGCAGAAGTGGTCCTAGTTATATGGTATGGGAGTATTTAATGGATAAGTGTAATGGAAAAAATGAAGAATGTAAGAAAGTTGTTGAATATAGATTAAGGGAGTTTCATAAGAAACGGGGAGAAAGACCAATATTTATGACTGCTAATATTTATATGTTATTGAAATATGATGAGATTGATTGGAATAAGGTGATAGATTTTAATAAGTATAATTGTACTAGTAATGAATTGCAAAAATTATTGGATAATAGGAAAAAAATAGTAATTGATGATTATTGTATTGATATGCACTGCTCGCAGGGTAGAAAAATGGGTAAGAATAAGAGGAATTTTGTATTGGCCGGAAGTATTGTAGTAGATGAATATAGCAGGTATAGTAGACCAGAATGGCGGAAATTATATATTGAAGCAGGATTAGAGCATGCTGAATTGGTTGAAAAGGGAATATTGCCACCAAAAGGTAGGAGAATGAAAAAAAGAATAGTGGAAAAGAAAGTTGAAGTGGAAAAGAAAGTTGAGAAAAAGGTTGAAATAAAATTGGAAAAGTTAATGAAAAAGAAAAAACCAACAGCAAGGGCACAGCAGCGATCTGAAAAGTATAAAAGAATAAAAAAAATGCGAGGAAAACCAAATTTTGATGAATTGGAAAAAGATTTGAAATTTATAGATAGTAATGATATTAATAAAGATAAAATAAGGTTGTGTACTGA